GCAGAGTCCCGCCAACGGGACTCTGCCGTAACTTTGTTCGGCCCGGGTGATTATTGTGCGCTTACCAGATTTCCATATTTACCGCTGCTCTGTATGCCACCTCCAAGTCTATGATTGGAGATATATTACCTCTACCAGTTCCTCGACTGGTGAGTACCTCTTTGAAATCAGGGCTGTCATAGTCAATCATACGAGAATAAGTACACTCTTTCAAAAGCATTAGCTCAGCAAATGCTTCTTTGTTAGGTGCATACTTAATGAGCCCTTCCAGAAAGCCAATGTTCCTATGGGCATCAATCAGCAAGGCAGCCAATTCGTCGTCCATTTGATACATGTGACCACGCATCAAGGGGCGAGGGGTGAAAGAATAGAACTTGAGACTGTTCTTTCCGGGCTCGATGTGCTCAATATAATCACCTGTGTAAGGCATTAGACACCCGTATGTCAAGCACACGACAAAAAATATTTCCTGCAAAAGCAGAAATCCCAAACCACCAACAAGTGGTAATCTGGGATTTCTGTTTTTACTATGGTTCGATTAATCAAATATCTGAGTCAGGCTTACTAAACTTATATGCTGGAATAGACTTATCAGAGAAATGAATATCGGTTGCTTTGAATACCCCGTTTTCGCAGGGGTTCTCCATAGCAAAAACAACACTATGCTTCGCTCGCGTACATGCAACATAAAATTTAGCTCGCGTTTGATTGGACGTGATTTTCACCTGTCTTTCTATAAATGGTAACGTTGTACTGACAGGTATGATTACTACTCTTTCATATGTTGCGCCTTTGGACCCACCGTAGTTGAAGACATCGCAGTCATGTTGAAAACCATTCGCCTTTTTGTCATATCGCAATATTATTGGATGGTAGTATTCGCAGTATTCACGCAGACTATCCACGTTCATCATGTAGACTCCGCTATTTTCTACTGGCATTTCTTGCTGATTATTTGGATCGGGTTCAACCATCGAATCCGCATCTCCGTGGATCGTATTGATAAAATCACATATTTCCTGATTGAATCGTCTTGTGGTATTCGCATATGAAGTAACGCATAAACCCTGTGCTTCAAGCATGAGAAAATAGGCTCGAACTTTCTCGTCTCTATACTGTTTATTCTTCAGTGAATTATTTGTCCTATATGTTGCCTGCTTGTAGTCGCCTACACATGTTATAGGTATTTTGGACTTGAATAGCAAAGTTATGACTTCCAAATCCCAACCAGCATAGTCTTGGAGTTCATCAATAAATATGTGGGAGTATATTTCTTGGATTCGCCTAATCACTTTTCCGCTAGAATGCTCATTGCATAGCCAAGCTAAATGGCTTGTCCTGTCAGGAACAACATCGCCACGCTTATTCACGTAATATTGTACGTGGGTCTGGTTATACCATTTAGGCGGTGCTTCTGTATCATAAAATGCAATGGAATTTACAAAATTTTCTGGAAAGGTAACTGGAAACTCTTGCTTATAGCGCTTTTCTTTTAGTTTAAGTGAGCACTGGTATGGTTTTATAAATTCAGAGAGAAGAGTACTGTACCATGATTTGAATATGACTCTGTCATCCAATACACCGCCGTTTTGCTTCCGGTACTCATTCTCTAAAGAACGAGTTGTAGTTTTTGATTAAGCCGTTTGGAACCTTTTATTCTGATGAAGATTTGTTCGTAAGTATTGTATAATGCCAATCCATATACAACCGGAAGATTGAACACTAACAGTACCAGCGGGAGCAATAGTGATTTTAAGGTGTCAAAACTTAAAAATTGATTTGGAGCATGGATAAGGCTGTAAATTGCATTAATCAACAGTATTATTCCCCACAGTACCAGCAAACCATCAAAGAAGCGTTTCGCAGATCGGTGCTTTTTATCTTGTCCAGCCAATACTTGTAGGACTGAAATCAAAACTGTTAAAGGGATAAGGATAATTTCCGTTATTAAACTGAAAGTCCAAAATCCTACAAAAAACTCAATTGCAACTACAATAGCAACATTTTCCCGAATTAGCTTTGAAAAGAATCGTCCACCGTCTGCTTTCTCAATCGCCTTGGCAAAAAGAGGAAGTTCAACAAACAATACCCAAAAGACAGTGTCTTTTAACAAAGTGAGATCCCAAAGTCCTGCCCAATTTAATGCGAACAACACCAAACCCAAAAAGCTGAGAAATACAATGTAAAATATCACAAATTTCTTGCAAAACAAAATTGGAATAGCAGTTTTTATAAATTGTCTTGCAGGTTTAGTAGGGAGAATGACAGCAAGACCAATAATAACCCAAATCCCGATAGCTATCTCTCGATTATTAAAGAATTCTTGGATTACTCCCATTTCGTTCACCTTTATAATCTGGCGTCGTGATTAATCAGTGTAGAATTACCGGTACCAGCAGAGCCATAAATCATATCGACGTGAGAATTGGCAAACATCTGCCGAAGGGTTTCTTTCTTTCCATCATATTACGCTGTTTGTATCGGGAATTGCTTTATCAATTCTGAGTATCTGACCGCGCGCCTTCTTCTTTACTCAGTCCATTTTACCATAATCTTTCGATCAACATCAACCACGATCCGTTCAATACAATCAATAATCTCGCTCAACGGGACTTCCTTTCTGCTAGCTTTCAGCAGTTTGCAAAACACCTGATACTGTTTTTCGTAGGCTTCTTTGTCTGCAATCGCCCTGTTCAGTTCCGCTTCGGCCTGCTCCTTTGCAGGCCGTGCAGCCGCAATGGCTTCTTTAGAACCTTCACCCATGACATACTTTTCATATTGCTTCATGCTGAAATCAGTAGCTTCCTCATATTTGAGAGAAGCTGCTTCAATGATGGAATCCATGCGTTGTATTTCCTGCTTATATTGATCTTTGGTAATAAAGTGATGATCGATGTACTGTTTTAGCTGGTAGTACACAGCACTGAGTACATCTTCCTCTCTGGCATACATTCCTGTACATTTATCCGCACCTAACCGATTTTTTGAAATGCAGGTGAAGAAATACCAATCCGCATGGTTCGTTCCGCGCTTTCGCTGCATCTTTCCTCCGCAGCAGGCACAAATAACTTTGCCTTTGAAAACATTCTCGCTCGCCTCCGG